GCGGCCCGCGCTCGCCCCGCTCGCCGGGCTTGCCTGGCTTGCCGTACCCGCCCTGCGCCGCGAGCATCTGCCAACCCTCACCGGGGCACGGACCCGGACCATCGACCCGCGCCGCAAAGCTCGCGCCATTGAGCATCACAACGTCGAGCGCGCGATACTCGGATGACGGGTTCCACGTCCCACGGATCGTGAAGCTGCGCCCTTCGCCGCCCGGCTCCCCTGGCGGTCCAGGAAGCCCCTGGATGCCCGGTTCGCCGGGTGGGCCTGTGATAGCCTCGCCCGGCTCTCCACGCTCTCCACGCTCGCCGGGCGGCCCTGGCGGGCCATCCTGTAGCGATGCCAGCCGCTCGGCGACGGCGCGCTCGATCCGCAGCTCGAATTCGGCGCGGTCGGCGCGCAGCCGCTCGGCCTCAACGGTAAAGGCTAGCTTCAGGTCGCGCTCGATGCGGGCGGCTTGCGCGCCTAGCTCGCCGCCGAGCGCGATGGCGAGTTCATCCAGCGCCGGCATCGATCATCCTCCGAATCTCCGCAATGCCGCCAGCCTTTGCCGCCGCAGTGTCGACAGGTTTGTTTTCGTTGGCGCTGGCGGCTGACGCGGCAGGTTGCGCCGCCTGCGGCGAGGGCGGCTGCATGTCGCTGCCGTAGCTGAGCGGGACGACCTGCTGCTGGACCCGCGGTTGCTTTCCGACCCCGCCCGGTACTGCCGGCAGGTCTTCGGATGCGCGCGCCTCGTCGGGACTGTAGATGCCGGAAATGACACCGCGCGCCAGCGCCTCGATGCGCTCCCGGTAGGCCGAGCGGAGCAGCGCCCGGGTATCGAGTTCGAGATATTCGTCCGGCACGCCGCGAAGCTGGAAGAGTTGCCCGAAGGCTTCCTCGATGTGGTTCAGGGTAAAGCCCAGCCCGGTGCCGATCCACGACTGCATCAGCAACTCGGTGTTGGCGAAGGTTGTGCCGCCGATGCCGAGGATTTGCAGCGGTATCCGCATCGCCAGCGCGATGTTCTGATCGCTCATCTTGAGCATTTCGGCGAGCTGCGCATCGACCGCGCTTGTGGCGATCGACTGCGCCTTTAGTCCGTTCGTCAGGATCGGGGTGCGACCGGCATTCTCGCTCTGGGTTTGCTGGTCCCACCATTGGCGCAGTTCCTGCGCCTGCTCGCGCTTCAGCGGCAGATCGGTAGTCAGCAGAAAGCTCGGCCGCGCCTGGTTCAGATAGAACGCGATCTGTTGATTGAGCGCCGCATCCGACATTGCCAGATCCAGCGCCGCCGCCATGATCGGGCTCGCGCCCTTGAGCGGATGCCGCGGCGTATGCAGCCGAATATGCAACACGTCGCGCGCCGGCACCGGATACGATAAATCCAGCCGCTGCTCGATGATCTCGTTGCCCTGTAGCGAATAGAAGATGCTGCCGTCCTCGGCCACCGTCGCCGAGCCTTCGCGCATCAGGTGCAGTTCAATGATCTCGGCGCGTGCGTTGCGCACCGCGAGTGCAAACGTCTCGCCGCGCTCATACAGCCGCCGCGTCAGGTTCAGCAAAAAATCGCTGATGCTCTGGTAATCGTTCGGCCGCCGCATGATGCGCGACAGCGCCGAATTCGTCACCCGCTCGCGCCCGCCATTCGACAGGCTGCGCCAGTGGTCGCCGGGACACATCGGCACCGTCTGGCTGTAAGCGCTGATGCACGCCTCCAGCATGGCGCTGCGCCCGCCATAGGGCTGCACGTTTTGGCCGTTTTGCCAGTAATTCCACGAACTGCCGGCGGGCAGCCAGCCGTGGGAGAGGAAATACGGCCCGGGACGGTATTGCCCCTCGGCCGCCCGCCCCCACGGCAGCATTCGGGTGAGCCAGTTCGCCATCAGGTGCGGGTCTGATAACCGCTGCGGCCTTGCTCCGGCTTCACGTCGCGCTGTTGCCGTTCTTTTTCTTCGCGCTCACGGCGCTGGTGCGCGGTCTCGCCGTGGCGCGCTTCGGGCGGCGGCTCGGCGGGCGCTTCCGCGGCACCCTCCTTGAAGGCGTCGGCTTCCTCCTGTGTCGGCGTCGGCTGTTCCGGCGGCGACGATACCCGCTGGGCAATTTCCTTGTCGGTCTGCTCTTTCTGGGCTCGCTCCTGATCCTTCCGGTCGGCTTCCGGACCCGGCGGTGTGCGGCGTGTGCTGTCCATCATTTCCTCCGTTGTGATTCGGTTTACGCCGTCGCTACGGCAATGGCATTGGACGGCGGCGCGGCGGTTGACCCGGCGCCATTCGTCGCGGTGACGACGCAGGTCATGCTGTGTCCGGCGTCGCTTGCCGCCACGACGTAGCTGTTGCCGCTGCCGGCAACATCGGCGCCGTCGCTCTTCCAGGCATAGGCATAGTCGGTCGGCTGGCCGCCCCAGACGCCCATCGTACAGGTGAGCGTGGCGCCCACCACGCCATCGCCCCCGAGATAGGGCACGTCGAGATTGCGCGGCGGCGCCAGCGCGCTCGGCTCTTCGCCGTGCACCTGCTCCTTGATGTAATCGGCGCGCACCTGCGACGGTTGCGGCATCGGGGCCGGGCCTTCGTCATCGCGCGCGGTGCGGTCGCTTCGCATGTGCTTTTCCTCCACGAGCAGGCGGGGCCGAAGCCCCGCCCGTGGCTTTATCCCCAGTTCACGCCGGAACCGATGAACTGCACCATGCCGCTGCGCCGCATTGCCCAGTTGACGTTGGCCAGCATGCGGATCGCAATCTGCGCGGTTTGGAACATCGATTGCGTCGGGGTCGCCAACACGCCCGAGCCCTGCGCGCCGGACGCGATGTTGAGTGGCGTCGTGTCCTCCATGTGGATGGTCGCGACTTCACTGACCTCGAACTCCGGTGCGCCGGACACACTGACGAAATCCGCCGCGTCGATCATGTAAACCGCGCCGGCCGCGATGCTGGTCGACGTGATGACGGTAAACATGTCGGTGAATTGGGTTGACCAGCCGAACGGCGCGCCGGCCGGCCCCGGTGCGAACATCAACTGGTTGCGCTGCGCCGGATTCATCAGCAGCACCAGCTTGCGGCCGGCATTCACGGCGTAAAATGGACCCGTCAGCTTGGCGAGGTCGCCGAGAAACGCCGCATAGCCGCCACCCGCCGTTGCGGTGAGGGTGGAGACGCCGTTGGTGAGGCCCGCCGGGCGCGTCGTTGACACCGCCACATTGTCGAGCAGCAGCGCATCGATGTTGATCTGCGTGTCGTCGATGATGCTGGTGCGGATCAGCGCCTCGATGTCGGGGTTGGAATAGGCCGCAATCTCGCGGCTGAACACCGAGATGCCGCCGACCTTGTGCGGGTAGAGCGTGATCGACGTGGTGCCCAGCCGGCGCACCGGGATCGGCGCCGCTTCCGCGACGAACGAGCCGCCGATCGAGGGCGTTGCGGCGCGCGACGGGATTTTGATTGCCCCGGCATTCGGGCCGAAGGTCAGCGCCGTGCCGAGTTGCGCGAGCTTAGGAAACACCTGGTTGGGCATCAGGCTGTTGACGAACTCGCCCTGGCCCAACTGCACCAGTTCGGCCGCCCATCCCGCGGTTGTCGTAGTCGCGCCGGCGATCGCCGCGCGGGTGACGACCGCGGTCTGCTCGTCGTCGGGATAGCGCTCGCTCAGCACAGCCTCGATCGGCAGGCCGCGGGCGACCGCGATAAACCGCGCGACGCAGTGATTGGCGTATATTGCGCCCGGCGAGCGTTCCTTGACGGGCAACCCGAGCGGCCGGCGGTTGATCGACGGCGCGCTCAGCGGCGGCAATACCTGCTGCTCCGCGGCGGCACGCACCGCCAGCGACCGCTCGGTCGCCCGCAACGATGTCAGCCGCTTTTCCTGCTCGGCAATCTCGGCATTCAAGCCATTGGCAATGTCCGGGTCGTGCTCGGGGTCTTGGGTGTGCTCGAACAGCTTGTCGCGCGCCGCGTTAAGCCGCGCCTGACGGTCTTCGATCTGCTGGCTCGTGGTGAGGTTCTCGGTTGTCATGGGAGTGCCCCTCGATCGGGGTTTCGGTACGGCATGCCCGCCGGTTGTGGCTATGTCCCGTCTCTGTCCGGCATGCCCGCCGAAGACGAAGGCCATAGCAGTGTCGTCAGAAATGTTCAGCGACTTCGCCACCATCGCGAGCGCCGCCGGGTTGGCCGGGACGCCGACAATGGAGGCTTCAAGCAACTCCTGCCGGGTGTAGCGGGTGCCGGCACCCGGTCGCTTCGGATCGATCGGTTCGCTGGCGACGCCGCGGAACCCGACGCTGGTGGCGCGCAGGATGTCCTGTTCGATCAGCGACAGGATCTCGTCGGTGCGCTGTGAGGTGCCCTTCTTCGCCGGCTGGAAGTCCGCCACCAGGCGGCCACCCTCGACCCGGATGTTCTGCCACTTGCCGATCGGCTGATGTGGCGAATGGTTGAACAGCGCGATCGGGTTGGCGCGGAAGTTGTCGAGCAGCCAGCCGTCCGGCTCGATGATGTCGCTGTAGCGGTCCAGCGTCGCGTCGCTCAACACGTAGGACTGACTGCCCTCGGCCTTGCCGGCCGCGGTCTTGAAGATCATCTGCATGGGAATGCCCCTGGGAGGCGATAGGAAGGCCGCCAAGCGGCCTTAATGACTTTCGGCGGTCAGACGATCATCGCCTGAATGTCGATCTCCTGGCTGTCCTCAAGCGGCGCGACGCCGCACAGTTCGGCGAGCGCGATGGCACCGTCGATCCGCCCGGCCGAGCGGTCCTTGGCGAGCTTCCGATTGCCGGCCGGATCGGACTTCACCACCGCGTTCGCCATGCACATCGAGAGCACCGGATGCGCCCCATGCGCGATGCGACCATTGAGGATTTCACCTTCGAGCGCCCGCAGCGCCGGGCTCATGTCCTGATAACCCTGCCCGAACTCGACGAAATGCTCGTCGAGCTGGCCTTCGGTGAAGCCGGCCTTGAGCAGCCACGGTCGCAGGTGCCGCCAACCCCACCTGTCGAAGCCGATCTTGCGCACGTCTTGGCGGTCGAACACGCCGCGGAGATGCTCAGCAACGTACTCGTAATCGACGCTCTTGCCGGGCGCCGCCAGCAGGTGCCCGTCGCGGTGCCAAACGTCATACGGCACGCGATCCGCCCTGGCCTTATTCGCCAGGCCGTCGAGCGGTAGCCAAAAGCTCGGGTGTATCTGCCACACGCCGTTGATGCGGGCGCCGAGCACCAAGGCGGTGAGATCGTTCACCGCTGACAAGTCCAACCCGCCATAAACCGGGTGGCCGTCGAGCGGCAACGGATCGGCCCCGCACGCCTGCCACAGTTGCCGGCTGATGAACGGCGCGCTGGCCTCGACGCGGCGGTTGAGGATCAGGTTCTCGAATTCGGCCTGGCGCGACGGCATCCGGCGGGCGTCTTCCGCCTGGCTGCGTACTTCAGCGGCGTTCAAGAAATCCCCGAAAGCCGGGTTCGCTGCGCGGATCGCTTCCTCGCCGAACGGGTCCAGATCCATCGGCGCGGTGTAGAGCGACACCACCACCCGCGGGTCGTGCGCCGCCAAACCGTCGTCAATCAGCACCGACAACAAATCCGCATCGGTCGGCGCCTGGGTTGAGATCACGATCGATAGCGGGTTCTCCTGCGCCCCCGTCGCCGTCTCCAGCGCCTCGTACATCCGGCTGCGCGGCCCGCGCACCTGCCCTAATTCGTCGTGTACGACGAAGCTGGGCGACAAACCAAACGCGGTCTTGGCTTCGGCGGAAAGAGCGCGGTAGATGGTGCCGAGTTGCGGACACGTTAGTTCCTTTACCGTGTCGCGTATCACAATCACCGCCGCCAGCTTTGGCGAGTTGCGCACGATGGTCGCGGCGAGATCAAACAATAAGGCAGCCTGCTTATGTGATTGCGCCGCCGAATAAAGCTGGCTGTTCGGCCGCGCCTCGGGGCCGCATAGATGCAGCAGCGTCAAAAAGCTTGATAGCGAGGTCTTGCCGTTCTTGCGCCCGAAACTCAAAATCGCGCGTCGCGTTCCTGCCGGGTTGTCGTATATCCGCCGAATCTCGGTTTGTTGCCACGGCCGCAGCCTTACCGGCCGGCCGTCGTGCATACCGCCCGGAACGACGCAGTATTCGTGAATCCACCTAATTGCCTCGCCGGCCCGCGTCAGGCGCGCTTTGCCCATGGCACATCCTGCTGCGCAACCGCATCCCGCGCTACACGGGCCGCCGTGTCCGGCACATAGCGCGACTGATTGGTCAGCCGCAATTTGGTCGCCAGGTTGATCGTCGCGGTGTTCTCGCGGTCACGCATCCGCAACAGCTTCTCGTAATCGGCGATCATGTTCTGATCGTCCGCCCAATCGGCGGCGAACCTCTGGATGACCTCGTTTATCTCCTCGCCGCTCGACCGTCTCCGGCAGTAATCGGCAAGCAATCCCTTCGCAACCGCTGTCTTGAAGAAGCTCGGGTCTTCGCCGGCGACAACCTCGCGCCAAATGGCTTCTTGTCGTGGTGTCAGGTCAAATGGCGGTTCGGCGCGCTGGTTGAACCCGCCGGATACCACAATCGACTTCGCTACGCTAGAATGACGCCCTCGGGTTTTCATGTGTTTGTGCTGTCAGTAATTAGAGTGTTTTGGC